CTACCGAGGAAGTTTAGGGTAGAGGGTAAGCAGAAAGTCATCTTCTTTTTGGTGTTTCTCTTTTATATACACGGATTGCTGCAGCACAGACTTGAGCAGTTGGTTCTGTTCATATTTTGATTCAGTTTTATGGTACAAGCTCAAAACATTCTCCACTGTAGGAATAATATCCTGCTGAGCCTGCGCACGTTGCCCCTCTAAATCAATTTCAGCCTGAAGTGCTAGTATTGACTGCTCATTCTCGGACAAGCGCTCAGCAAGCACCTGAGAGCGTTCTAAGAAAGTTGGCATGTCATAAACACCTTGTTCAAGAAGGTCATGCAGTTTCCCCTTTTGTTTTTCCAGTGTAAGCCGTTCTTTTTCTTGAGCTGCAAGGGCAGTTCTTTTGATCTCAACTACATCAACGGTACGAGTTTCCTTCTTTTTATTTCCCCACTTGGCTTTATATCTGCTGATCCAATCACTGAGGCCTTCCAGGATTTTATTCTCCACATGTGTAAATTTAGCGCTTTTATTATCACACATTTGATTACTACACATGATATGAGGTGCTATGTCCCGATTATATGATCGATAGATCATTGCGCGTCCACATTTGCCACATTGTATTAGTCCAGCAAGAGGGTTGGTTACTTTGCCGGCTGGGGCTCGTACATGACTGTTACTCTTCATAATGTCTTGTGCCTTGTCAAAGACAGCCTGGCTGACTAATGCTTTATGCTTGCCGGGTACCAAGATCCAATCTTCCTGTTTTGCTCGAGGCCTCGATTTTACAATTCCTTCAGCACTCTTTTTTTTGACGATGGATCTACCATTCCATCGTATCATCCCGGCATATACTGGATTACGTATCATGCCGTTTATTGTCGCTACAGTCCATATGCTATTTTTTGTAGTTGGAATAGATAAGTTGTTGAGCTTTTTCGCTATTAGTCCTGTGCCCAACCGTTGTATGCTACCATCTTCTTGTATAGCTCCGAGGGTGTACCATTCAAAAACCAATTTTACAATCTCTGATTGTTCTGGGTGAGGTTCAAGTGTATGCGCACCATCTTCCAGAAGCTTTTTAAGGTAACCATACGGCGGTGTATTCCCGATATAGTTTCCTTCCTTCACGGATGCGATCCGGCCGCTTTGCAAACGCCTGTTGATCGTTTTATACTCGCGGCGGCTCATAAACAACCCGAACTCAAAATACTCCTGGTCAAACTCGTTATTTGGATCATACGTTTTTTGGGGAGTAACAATGAGTGTACTTTCCATACTGAATGCTCGTGCTACGATCCCCTGATCGATGGTATCCCCCCGAGCTAGCCTTTCTACCTCCATGACAAGTACACCGCGCCAACGGCCGTCCTCTACTTCTCTTAGAACCTGCTGTACGACAGGCCGGTCGAGAATACTTTCCCCTGATACAATCTCTGAGTATATCTCTGTAATGTTCACATTCATTTTCCGCGCCAAGGAAAGTAGTGCCTTCCGGTGTTTTGCTAGTGTTTCACCTTCACCGCGACTCTCTGCTTCTAAATCAGCTCGTGATTTTCGGAGGTAGATGCAGTACTCGCCGTTTGTTTGCATTAATGATTCCTCCTAATCAAAAATCTGAGTGGAATACAGGCCTTTGTTGATTATGTATGTATAGTTCATAAAATTGTTGATCCCATCGAGCTCTTTCAATTCTATTATTAATCTGAAGGATTCGCCTTCTTACTAACCATACTGGAAATGTAAATTCTATTGCAAGCATTTGATAATATTCCACCCAGCTTTGCCGCGGCGGGGATTCTTGTATCATATAGAAGGGCATTGAGGAGTACAACTGAAATTGTGCTGCCTGGGCTTCTTGTAAATCTACAAATGGTGCCGGTAGGACACTCTGATCCCCAACATGTCTTAATGGATGGCATATCTCATGAAAGAAATCAGCTCGCATTTTTGCTGCTTCTTGAAGTTTTAAGTAAATGATGCAGTCTCCTTCGTCATCAAATATTACACCGGAATCTCTGTGAGTCCCCTTGATAAGATAACCAAAGATATCAGCTACTCGTTCTACGTCTAAATCGGAAGGTGAAAAGATACCGTTCTCTTGATACTTGTTACTAATCCATAGTTCTATATCAGATGGTTTATATTGTGGAAAAACCGATATGATGACCCCTCCTGAGAGAACGTATGTTTGGTTTTGTGATGAAAAAGAAGAGCCATTGCTGGCTTCATGGTATTGTTGCATCATTCGTTCCGTGTACTCTCAAACTCTTTTTCTAGTTCAAGTATCTCTTTCATCCCATTAAGAATGTATTCTTCCGACTGTTCAATCAAGGATTCAATTTCACTAAGAGTTGAAGGAGAATAGTCTTCCTTATTAAACATCTTTTTTGCTTTTTTTACTGCTTCCATCCTAAATGCTACGGCATCTTCAAGTTCAACTCTAAATGAACCAATTTTCTTTTTTTGATCTTTGCTCAGCTTATCCTGAGGAATGACACTGATTTTCTCATAAAGCCGGTCTAAACGGACTTCTACAGTCTTCATATTGTTGTATCCAGTTAAGGCATTTATCGATCCGTCGCTAGCCCCTTTAAAAGTTTTAGCCCATAATGAAGTCCATATCAGGTCAATTTCATCAAAAATGTAGTCAACTTCAGGCTTTACATCATTCACATAGAAGTCTTTACTTACTTTTAGATCTATTACTTCTAAGTCCGTTTTCTCTGTATCAGATACCGACTTTTCATTCGGTACCTCAGGTTCAGTTCTATTTACTTTATTTTTATCAGTAATTGGTCCTGTTTGCTGTTGCTCTATATTCTTCGGAGTCTTGCTATTTGTTGTGCTACAAGCTGTCAAGATTAAAGCGATTATCAGTATTGAAACAATGCTCTTGATTTTCATTACCTCCATCTCTACTGACTGCCTTGTTCACGTTCTCTCTTTTTTTGTGCTTTCCATGCCCGAAATTCCTCTTGGCGCTGCTTTAGGTAATCTTCCTCTTCTTCATCATCAACTTCTATTGATCGTTTACCATGACGATGTGCCATATAGAGTGCAGCTTCTTCCGCGACTTTAGAACGATCATTGGTTCTGCCCAGCAAATAATCTATAGATTCTCCAAAAAGATCAGCGATTTTAAGAAGTGTCTCTTCTCTTGGTATACGGTTCTTTTCTTCTGATTCATATCCAGCTATCGTAGGCCTAGATACTCCTAGTTTTTCAGCAATTTCATCTTGTGTCCAGCCGCGTTCTTCACGAAGTTGCTTAAGTCTTTTATAAAAATACGCCATTATTGTATCACCACCGGAACATTATACTACCATTTTAATACTAAATGTTCCTAAAAGAAACGTAACTATTCGGAACAATATAATGACAATGTTCCGAATGGGAACTATAGTATAGATATAAGAAGTTCCTAAACGGAACGAAAGGAGTGGATACTAGTATGAGACCGGAACTGGTGAAACGTCGTAATCAATTGATGATGACTCATGATGCGGTAGCATTGAAAGCTAATATCTCAAGGGCATATTACAGCAACATTGAAGCCGGTCGTAAAGATCCGTCACTAAAGGTGATGAAAAGAATCGCTGATGCTCTAGAATCAACAGTTGATACTATTTTTTTTAGTTACGAAGTTCCGAAAAGGAACATAAGTTAGAGGGCGATACTTTGGAACAACTTCAAATGTTTAATCATTCCTACTTCGGTAATGTTCGTATGGTCGAGATTAAAGGTAAAGCATTTGCAATTGGGAACGATGTGGCAAAGTCACTCGGTTATGCAAGACCTTATGAAGCTGTTTCCTCCCATTGCAAGGGGGCGGTAAGTTGCCGTGTCCCTACAGAAGGCGGGATACAAGAAGTAAAGGCGATACCTGAAGGGGACATTTACCGGCTTATTGTCAAGGCTTCTGACCAATCGAAAAATGAAACAATTCGAATTCAAGCAAAGCAATTTGAAAAATGGATCTTCGAAGACGTTCTTCCCAGCATCCGAAAAAATGGGATGTTCGCCGCAGATCAGTTGCTGGACAACCCAGATTTTGCAATTCAGGTGTTTCACCGGTTGAAGGAAGAACGGACAGCGCGGCTGCGGTTACAGTCCAAAATCGAGCATGATCGACCGCTAGTGCTGTTTGCTGAATCTCTTCAAGTCTCTGGGGACTCCATCCTTGTGGCCGATCTTGCCAAGCTACTTAAGCAAAACGGTATTGATATGGGAGAGATTCGACTCTTCAAGTATCTACGTGAAAATGGCTATCTAGTTAAATCCGGCTCTGAGTACAACATGCCGACCCAGCGCTCTATGGATCTTAAGATCATGGAAATTAGAATGGGTCACCGCGGCAGCTCAGACGGCACTGTGAAGATCACTCGAACACCTAAGATTACCGGCAAAGGTCAAATCTACTTCATTAATAAATTCAAAGCTAAGGAAATTCATGGTGCATAGGAGGAAAAAACTATGCCAGTCCCACAGCAACTGCCGCATATGATCCCTGTAAGGGGTGAGATGGCGATGAAAAGCAAGTTGCATCTGCATGCAGGTAACATCGTTGAAACCATGTTCATCGGTAATACAACCGTTCAGATAGCTGATGATTTTTGTGCTAAGACTCCTGAAGAAATAGAACTTGTATTGGAACAGTTCCATGCTGCAGGTTGGGCAATCTTAGAGACACTTGCAGCCAAGGAAACAGATGCTACAAAAAAGGCCGCCGCGGATACGGCGGCTAAGGGGAACGGTATAGCTTAATTATAAAACATCAGCTTCCCCCTTGATTATTGCGATTCAGCATAAAAGGGGGTGAGAGTGGAATGAAGTTTGGTGCGATCTTACAGGCTTGTCGAGAGCGCGCAGGTTTTAGCCAAGAAACCATGGCTGAACTGCTGCATCGATCACAAAGCTGTATTAGTAGGTATGAACGAGATCACAAGCTGCCAGACATACACACATTGATGCGATGGACAGACATCACTAACGCAAAGGAAGTAATGGTCGCTTATATGTATGGAATGGACGGCCTGGGTATTATGCAAAACATTCTTCAAGTGATTGGGGGCGGCTAGATGGTGGTTGAAGAGCGGATTAAGGAATTAGAAGCAATGAAAGCCTGGGTTCGTGATCATCCAAGCAAAGTAGATGGGGAAGTATGGCAGGCTGCTATTGATTGGCTGAATATCGAGATTGCTGAGTTGAAGGCATCCATGAGGCTTCAGAATGCAGCTGCATAAAAAGAAACCCTTCTGCGGGAACAGAAGAGTTTCGGGACTTACAAAATATTAGGTAGCTCCATAATACCGCATGTAGCGGTGAGGGGCAAGGAGGAACTGTAAAGATGAAATCAATAGGTATCGTGCGTAAGATGGACGATCTTGGACGTGTTGTTATTCCTATGGAATTTCGCCGCACAATGGAGCTTGAGCCTGGGACGCCTATGGAGATTTATGTAACGGCTGACTCTATCGTATTTCGAAAGTACCAGCCAGGCTGCAGTTTCTGTGGATCTTTTGATATCAAAGTTGATGGCATTCGGGGTAAGAGGCTTTGTCGCAGCTGCACGTTGGAAGTAGTTAATGCCAATGTGTACAAGTCGTGAGAGAGCAATTATTCCAAAAAGTTGAACGGCAATTGCGTCGGAGGAGACGTAGTCTGGTTTTAACGATTGATACAGTAAATGCACTACTAAACGACATAAAGGAACTGGAGGCTCGCATCGATGCCCTTCAGCGTGAAAATACATGCCTTAGCACATTTGGAAGGGGTGTAGGAAATCGATAATCCAATGATTAATGACTCATACTGGCTTCCTTATGAACGTCACCTGAGTGAAGAGCAGATATGTTGGTGTGGCCAGCGAAAGTCCTCTGACCATGAAATGTGTGCGGCATGTGAATCTGAAGAAGAGAGGTAATAAAAATGCAGGCTATTAGATTGATAGATACAAGAAATTTGGAGCATGAGCAGTGGCTTGATGTACGTCGTAGGGGAATTGGTGGTTCAGATGTTGCGGCAATTTGTAATATGAGCCGGTACAGATCTCCAATGAATGTCTACTTGGACAAGCTAGGAGAGATTCCACCACTAGATGATAACCCTAGAATGAAGGCAGGAAGAGTGCTAGAGCCAATTATAGCGGATTGGTTTGCAGAAGGAACGGGGCTCAAGGTGTGGCGTCGGAATGCAATATACCAGCATCCTGAACATCATTTTATGCTGGCGAACATAGACCGGGAAGTTATGGGCGAGAACGCTGGACTGGAGATCAAAAACACATCCGAATACTGCAGGGAAGACTGGAGCGGTACCCAGGCACTAACAGAGTACATCCTTCAGTGTAACCACTATATGGCCGTCACTGGTAAGGAAAAATGGTACATTTGCGTACTGATCGGCGGCTGGGACTTGCAATGGAGGGTCATTGAGCGAGATGAGGAACTAATTCAAAATCTCATTACGGTTGAAGGTGAGTTCTGGAACAATCATGTTCTAGCCAAGGTTCCGCCAGCGTTTTCTCACCAAGATACGGATTATCTTAAAACGGCGTACCCGAACTCAATTGCTGATGTATCAATTGAATTGCCTGAAGCAGCATATCCCATCATGCAAACTTTATCCTCGGCAAGAAAGGCGAAAAAGCTTGCTGAAGAACAAGAGGAATCAGCCAAAAATCAGTTTAAAGGATACATGGGTAATGCTGAACGTGCTTATTTTCAAGGTGATCTCCGCTATACCTGGAAGACAGGAACGAAATCAAGAACTTTCCGCGCAGTAGGAGGCGATGAATAATGCCTGTAAAAACAGTTGATCAAACTGATCTTAAAAACCAATTAGCGCAACGGACCATGACCAAAGCAGAGAACTTCAATGCCGTTATTAAGAAGGAACTGGCGGATAACTTTCAAGCGATCAAATCACTTGTCCCCAAGCACATGACACCTGAGAGGCTTGCGCGGATTACGCTAACGGCTATTAGTCGTAACCCAAAACTAGCAGAATGCTTGCCAGAGACTATTGTTGGCGCAGTCATGAACTGCGCTACCCTCGGCCTTGAGCCAAACCTTATCGGACATGCCTACCTTGTCCCATTCCGCAATACCACCACCGGAATGATGGAATGCCAGTTTCAGATTGGATATAAGGGGCAGCTTGATTTAATTCGCCGTACTGGCGATGTTTCAAAAGTTTATGCGGAAATTGTGTACGAGAATGATCTTTTCGTTTACCTCAAAGGCGAAGATAAGAGGCTGGTACATGTCCCCTTTGACATGCTGCATTTGTTGGAAAATTTCATTCCGGATAAAGATAACGGATTTCTTGATTCAATGATTTTGTCTGCAATCAGCAAGATCCGCAGCAAGGACCCACAAACTCAGGGTAACCCGGTTCGTTACTACTCCGCTTATCGACTCAAAGATGGTTCTTTCGATTTTACAACTATGACGACCGACCAGTGCCTCCAGCATGCGAATAGATTTTCGAAATCAAAGAAAAAGGGGGCGCTCGTTGGCACATGGATTGACCATTTCGATTCCATGGCCCTTAAAACTTGTATTAAGGAAATGGCGAAGTTTATGCCAATTTCCATAGAGGTTCAGGAGAAACTGACGACTGACGAAGCAGTTTTGAAAGTCCGCAAGAACAATGGAATTGAGTCGGACAACATTTTCGATGTGGAATATAAAGTTATAGCAGACGGTGAGCAGCCTGCAGATGAAGAAGATCAGAATAGTAATGCCGATAGCTGATCCCATCTACGATGAGTTTGGAAAACCTCTGACCCGATCTGGCGTTTCTGAGGAGCTCTGGATGCTATACCATACCGATCAGGAGAAATTCAAGCGAGAAGTACAGGCTTACTTCTCGCTTGGATACCCAGATTATACAGTTGTCAAAGCTTCCTATAAAGATCGCACGATATGGTTGCGAGATGATAGGGGGCGGTCATTGTGATCATTGAACAAATGGAATTATTTCATATAGAACCTGAGCAGCGCCAACCAAAAGAAGTACTTAATGGCTTTTATTACGAGCAGTCTAGTAGAAAATTTGTGTCCTTTGTACTTGGTCGTAGGCATTACGAAATTTTAGCGAGTCGCTGCAGGCATGACAAACAATGGCAGGAAAAAATAAAGAAAGAACGTTTTATTCCATAGGAGGGCTACCATGGCGGTTGTTTTGACCAATCTAGCAGATCAACCAGTAAGATCCTATCCAAAGACAATGCAGACGGCCAGCAGCCGTCAGAAGCTCACACAGAAGCAGAGAGGAGATATTTCTACCAAGGTAGATAAATTATTAAAGCTTCGCTCTGGTGGTATGTGTGAAGTGAAAGAACGTTGTAAAAAGGCAATTGCCACTGAACGAGCACATACGACGGGCAGGCGAATTATTGAGAACAAGACCACCGAGGATGATTTATTCCATGCTTGTAAAGCTTGTCACGTCTGGCTTGATGAAACTCCCGAAGGTATAAAGTTTAAACGTAAGGTCAGAGAAGTAGGTACGTCAGCTTATTTGCAGCAAAGAAGGTGAGCATGTGGAGTATATAAGAGAGTTAAATGCCTTCGATGATTGGCTCGAAACAAATCCGTTGGATGCAATCACACAAACTTTGTGGTATCGCCTCATGGCGCTCGCGAATAAGTGTGGCTGGCCAGAGTGGTTTACAGTGGCCAATATCACGTTACAGGCAAAACTCGGGGGAATTTCAAAAGCCACTCTTAACAAGCACCGTCAGACCCTTGTAGACAAGGGCAGGATTGAATATAAAAGCCAGGGCAAACAGAAGGCAGGCAAGTATCGAATTATATCACTTGGTTCAAAATTTAAACCACATTGTGAACTAAACCATGAACCAAGAAACGTGGGTGGATCAAATTTTGAACCAAACTGTGAACCAAGTATTGTTGCTAGTTCAAATTTTGATCCAAACCGTGAACTACTTCATGACCCAAACCGTGAACCAGTTCGTGAACCAAACTCTTTACCTTTATTAAGACAAGACAAGACTAAACAAGACGAAACAAAACCAACTACCAGTAGTGCTCCCGGAGCTCCGTTCCGAATGTTTGAATCAGAAGGTTTTGGGATGTTGAGCTCAGTCATTGCTGATCGGATTGGGTACATGGTTGATGATTATGGGGAGCGCTGGGTATGTGAGGCTATGAAAGAGGCTGTTGTTGCCGGCAAGAGGTCATTGAGCTATGTGAATGGCATCTTGAAGCGCTACAAGTCAAGTGGTGTTGATGAACCATGGACAGTTGAGAATAAAAACGGAGCAATGTCAGGGCGATCTTATTCTCAAACTCGTAATGGAAAACCGAATTTGTCTGTTGTTTCGAAAGACTCCACGGATATGGTATCTCCGGAAGAGTTGGAAGAGATGCGTAGACTAGCTTTCAAACTAGATGGGCGTCAACCAAAAGCCGGGGCAAGGTGATGAATTGCGCAAGAACAGGAGAAATATCTATCTTGCTTGCGAACTACTCGACTTTACTTGGAACCTATCTGAGATCGAGGAGTTCAGGCGCCAGTGGGCAGATGGGGTTTCGGTTCCTGACATTGCAGCTCACTTTAACCGAGACCCCGACGAGGTCGGGCTGCTCATCATAGATCAAGCAAATTTAGGATACATCACGCGAAGAGTAGGGGGCGTATGGGGCAATGGAGCGAATGACCGCAGCTCAGTACCGGGACATGCTCGACAAGAAGCCCAGCAAGATGCGGAATGTCCGGACAATGGTAGACGGCATTACATTTGACAGCAAGGCTGAGGCCAACCGGTACCGGGAGCTGACAATGCTTATGCGATCCGGCGAAGTTCATGTTTTTGTCAGGCAACCCCGGTTTCTATTGCAGGAGGGATATCAAAAGAGCGGCGAATGGATCGGAAAATTGGAGTACGTTGCTGATTTCCTGATTGTTTATGCCGACGGCCGGACGGTGATCGAGGACGTCAAAGGCCGGCGAACCAGGACGTACATTGACAAACGGAAGCTGTTTGAAAAGCGGTACCCTCACCTGCAGATAGTTGAGGTCAGCGTATGAGTTGGTACTTGGCAACGATCGCAGAGCTTTGGGACATTGCATACGAAGATAACGGAGCGGGTATCGGGCATAAAATAGCAGCTGGCGCCGAGATGAAACGCCGAGCGCGCCTGAGGAGGAGCGAGATTGAACGAAGTGAAGTTCCCGTTTGAAGATGAGCTGCTGTCGTTGCAGCCAGGGGAGCAAACCATAATTACGGTTAAAGGCCGATCATTTGTTATTCGGCCAGCTGAGGAAATCGATTTTGAAACGGTGGTGCGTGGATATGAATGCATTGACTAATGTTCAGTACAAGACCGCAGCCGTCTTGTTCGGCGGGATTGGCGGCGAGTCAGCGGGCTTGCTCCGTTCGCAGGTAGAGTATGGCGGGCAGTTGTACCGGTTTAAATTGCTTTGTTCGATCGACAGCGACCCTGTTGCCAACCATAATCATGACCTAATCACAGGTGAGCAGACGGCTATCACAATGGATTTATTTCGGCAGTGGCAGTACGAGGCCTGGCACGGCCATGAACCGCCAGCGGACTGGCGCGAAATGACGTCCTGGGATGTCTGGCAGGCATTCAAGGAACAGGTTCCATTCTTCTTGTTTTTATCGCCACCCTGCAAAGGTTTGAGCGGTTTGCTTCCACAACAAAAGTCAGACTCGGACAAGTATCAGGCACTTAATTATCTAACAGTCAGTGGCATGGAATTAGCGTTGCAAGCATGCGAGGAGTACGGAGGAACTGTGCCGGCGGTGATTCAGCTCGAAAACGTACCACGGATTACATCGCGTGGGAAACCATTGCTGCGGAAAATCAAGAAGCTCCTTGAAAAATTTGGTTATGAGGTCAGTATCAGAGCTGATCATAACCTTGGAGAGATCGGGGGGCTTGGACAAAACCGCGTCCGATTCTTGATAATGGCCCGAGACCCGAAGCAGATCACAAATGTTATTTACTACCCTGAGCGCAAGCCTATGCGTAGCATCGGCGATGTAATCGGTTCATTGCCGGCACCTGGGGACACTACGGCAGGTGGTCCTCTGCACCGACTCCCACGGCTCCAATGGAAGACTTGGATGCGTTTGGCGCTCATTCCTGCTGGCGGAGACTGGCGAGACCTCAACAAGGTTGACTATCAAAGTCTTAGAGTGGTACACGAACCACGGCGTGGGGCGTATGAAGTCGCTGACTGGGAAGAGACAAGCCGAGCAGTTACGAGTACAGCCGGCCCAGGACGCAGCAACGGTGTAACGGCGGTATCAGACCCGCGCTTGCAAATCGGTGGAGACGGCAAAACTAACCTGCTGCGCATTCAACCAGCAGACAATCCAGCCGTATGCGTCACAGGGGCCGCTGGGCCAAATCAAGGAGCGGCATGCTTAGCTGACCCAGCACTAACCTCACGTCCAGGGCGTCATCCAGCGGCATACCGAGTAGTAAACGCTGAAGAGGCCGCACCTTGTGTCACCGGTACCCGGTTCGGCAGCGGTGCAATTGCGGTATCAGATCCACGCGTCAATACTTCATTGCATCCTGATAGCTACGGGGTACAGGGCTGGGATGCGACAGCAAAGACGGTCCGTTCAGCCAACCGGATCATGCAGGCTGCTGGCAGCATATCTGACCCTCGTATTGCTTATAGGCCAGGACGTTACACCGACAAATTTCGTGTTCAAGTAGCAGGGGAGTCGGCGGCAACGGTAACAGGTGTCACAGATGTTCAGAGCGGCGCTCAGCTTATTGCGGATCCGAACTTACGTTGCGCCCCACGGGCAGATAGCTATGGAGTACAGGACTGGCAGCAATCAGCTAAAACAGTAATAGGCAGCGCGGACGTTCATGCTGCAGCAGCAGCTGTCGCTGATCCACGTATCCCGAAAGATAATGAGCAGGGCGTTTGGATGATTATTGCACAGGACGGCACTTGGCACCGCCCACTAACGACCTACGAGCTGGCCATGCTGCAAAGCTTCCCGCAGTTTCTTCCAGACGGCCGCCCCTTTCAACTTGAGGGCTGTCCGGATGCCAAGGCCCGCGAATACATCGGCAATGCTGTACCAAGAGATGCTGCCGAGCAAATGGGCAATGTGATCTTGTTGGCAGCAGCTGAAGCAGAGGCTGAAATATCATTTGCTCTCAGTTGGAGTCCCGTATGGGTAGCACCTACTGATGAGCAGCAGTCAGTGCTAGTGCATTAATGCAATTAACGATATGAGGTGAATAGATTGAGTGTACAAAGAATACTGCATTATCCAGGCAGCAAGTGGAGTTTGGCTGATTGGATCATCAACTACATGCCAGAGCACACAACATACTTGGAGCCGTATTTCGGATCCGGGGCTGTGTTTTTCAATAAGCCTCCGGCGGCACTGGAGACGATCAACGATATAAGCGGCGATGTCGTCAACTTGTTTCGTATCATTCGGGAGCGGCCGGAGGAACTGGTTCAGGCAATACAGAGGACGCCATACGCCCGCGAGGAGTTCAAGGCAGCGCACAAACTGGCTACTGACGAAGTCGAGCGTGCGCGTCGCTTTCTCGTTCGCTGCTGGCAGAGTATCCGGGTAAAGACTGGCAGCATTTCAGGCTGACGATGCCGTGCGACGGCTGACGATGCCCATCGGGTTCGGCAGTGGAACGGCATTCCGGGAAATATTGCAGCGGTAGCGGAACGGCTCAAGGAAGTTCAGATCGAGAACCGCCCTGCGCTGCAGGTGATCAGTCGGTACAATCGCCCAGATGTTCTGATATACGCAGACCCACCCTATCTTCTGGGGGGACGCAAAGGGAACATTTATGAGAGCGAAATGAGTGAGTCTGATCACGCTGAACTACTAAATGCACTAATTGCACACCACGGACCGGTCATCTTGAGTGGATACGACAGCCTACTCTACAATGAGAGGCTTACAAACTGGCGACGTGAAGAGAGACAGCAGACGATAGAAACCGGACAAAGCCGGACTGAAGTCATTTGGATCAACCCGGTAGCGTCTGGGCAGGTGGGACAGATGCAGTTGTTTTAGTCAGATATGGGAAGGACGAACGATACAAAGTTTCATTTTACTACCCCCAACCGTTCAGTTTCATAAGGTTGTAAATCTTTTCGGCCAACCTGAATTCTTCCTGCGGATTTTCGGAAATTAATAGCTTTGCAACAAACCACTGGCTTACTAGGGGCGAATACTCAGGAAATTCTTGCACAAACGCAAAAAAAAATTTTCTATCGTTTTTGTTAACTTGTCTAATCATGGAAAGCCCTCCTTTAATTTTGTAAAAGCATTATAAGCACGATCACAGCTGGCCTAACATTTATGTGTAATCCGCCTAATCAGCCGGAAAACTATCAATCATGTACTTGCTTAAAGAATAAGCATTTTGATGATTTTTATTAATACAAAATTGGTTGAACTCGGTTCGACCACACGGGGAAGTGAGAAGAATGAAAGCCATCACGTTAATTCAACCTTGGGCTACACTGATCGCGCTTGGGGAAAAATTGAACGAAACCCGCGGTTGGGCTACCTGGCATGAAGGGGAGCTTGCAATCCATGCCGGCAAAAAGATAGATCGAGAAGCCTGCATACGTGAGCCGATACGGTCCACACTGGCAAAGCACGGATACACGGCAGACAATCTGCCAACAGGTGCTGTCATCGCTATATGTAATCTCCAGCGCTGTTCAAGGGTAATTAGTGTGGGGGAAGATTCTGCAACATTGAGCGAAGGCGAGAAGGTGAGTGGAAACGAATTTCATTTCGGCCATTACGAAAACGGTCGATTTGCCTGGGGGCTATCAGATATTAAGCAGTTGCTGGAGCCGATCCCGGCCAAGGGGCAGCAGCGGCTGTGGAATTGGAATGAATAGGCAGTGTTAAGGGGATGAACTGGCTTAAAAGGATTTTTTGCAAGCATGATTACAAACCCTTCACGAAAGTTAATAAGTTCCTAAATCTGAACGGAACGAGAGTCTATTATATCTGCACTAAATGTGGGAAAGAAGGGCATTCAGTGTTTCGTGAGGATATGTAATTCAATGAATAATAAGTTTCATCGGGAGAAAGGGCACGAAGAAAAGGCCACATTGGATAGCGGCCTAAGTAATGGAAGTTATTGGAACATTTCTGGAATCTTTTATTAGCTGCTCAATATCAGACATATAAACATTGAAAATACTCTTACCAGTACTACCTTTTTTGCAAATTAATGTTGGGGAGCTACACAAATTAGGATGTTTAGAGATGTGTAGTTGACGACAAACTAGATTATCATCAAAGCGGTATAATGCAACTGTTTGGATGTTGCTATGATAGTAAATTTTTATTCTATCAGGATTTGAAACCCCACTTCTGGTATAAATATCTTTCCAGATACCGGATACAGTTTCAATCCTATTAATGAGTTCGGCGGAATCTACTCGTTTTAGCATAGGGCTTACAATATTTATTAAATCGATGTTTAGAGGATCCATTAATACTACTCTAATTTCAACATTTGTATCTCTTAATGCCGTTATTAATCTTCCGGTATGTGTTTTAGTCCAAGTTTGCCCATAAAGATGGACGACATCAATTTTTTTCTTAGCCGTTTCTAAAAATTCTTTATAGGGTACTTGATCAGATCCATACTGTAAATCGGTTAAACCTGTTAGATCCACACTCTTCTTGAGACTGACTTTTGAAATGATGTAATTTATCATTTCATTTTTAAGTATGTATTGATCAATTAATCCCAGTACTCCTGAAATCATTAGAGCTGATGAAATATTATTTATAACTGATTTCAGATATCCATCACCTAGTGTCGTGCTAATCAGAACAAGAACCAGACCACCTATTGTCAAAAGCATTGCAGAAATAAAGTACTTTAATTTACTCAAAAGATAGCATCCTTTCAAAAAGATATTTAACTTTATTCATTATAACAAAATCTGAAAGTTAGAAATTATAAAGTTGAATGCTCAAAAATGAATGACTTACAAGAAATAATTAGACAAGCGCGACTTGGGAAGAAGGGCCGTGGAAGATTGTCTCCTACTTTGACAGCATAGATTCTTCTGTCATGTTAATGCATTCGTATTGCCACAAATCTTTGACGAACGCTCAAGATATTGAGGAACTTGGGAGGCTGCAATGAAGAAAAAGCGCTTCAAGGTCAGTTCTGACCAAGGTAAGACTTGGAAATCGTGCTGGATCAATCGGCATGACTTTGACCCGGCGTTGTCGCCCTTGAAACAGGGAGAATGGAACGACACAAACCAGGGGATTAGGCTGGTATGTATCATACACGGGAAATTGGATGCTACCGAAGCAGTTGTAACACCATAAATAAAAGCCCTCCGGTCGTTGGGGAACGGGACGGAGGGCCAAACATAAGTTCTCACTGCTAGTATACCATAGGGGAGCGGTGAGGCAAATGGGAGCAGTACAGATAACGTTACTTCCTGAGATTAACCGGGAGGCAACCAAGAAACGAGTCGAGGAAGCGCTGGAGACGGTCCGGGTATACAAAGAGATCGGCATCGTGCGCCGCGAGTCTAGATATACACCGTCATATAATGAGCGATTCCACAAAGGCACCAACAGTATAAATAAGCCAGTAGAAGATATAGCGATTGCAAATGTGATGCGTGAACAAGAATTGGAACAGCTCTCAGAACGCGTAGATCGCGCTGTGACGCGTTTATGTAAGAAGGAAAGGGAAATAGTCATCCAAAGGTATTTGACAGACGAGGACACCCTAGATTACAACGTATGCTTGGATCTACATCACAGCGAGAGGACCTACCGAAGAATTAAAGGGAGAGCAATGTACAAGCTTGCTTTTATGCTACGTCTAGAAGTTTATGAAGAGTAAGTTATTAAAATCTTCCGCCCTCTCATGGGGAGGTATTTATTTTTATTAAATAGCATCCGATAATGTGTTGAGAAGGAGGGGAGTGCAATGAAGAATATTGAAAAAGGAGTATTAATTGTAATAATTTTTATAATGACTGTAATTCTCGTAGTTTTCGGCTCAATAATAGTTTTCTTTTCTTTGCAATTAATTGGAGGAGACAAAACTATAATTGCTGGAATTATTGGTGCGATTGGTGGGGTGATTGGAGGTCTATTCACGTTAATTAGTGTTAGCTGGACAATGAAAAAACAGAAAACAGATAAGTTCATAGAGGGCTTTCCCAAAAAACTACATAATCTTCATGAGATTTCGAAAATACTCTTTGAAGAATTAAGCACTTCATTTAGTAAGCATCCTGATTTAAGTCAGGATTCCGACATACTAGAAAATACAAGAAAAGCTCTAATTCTAGCTTCTGAAGTTGATGGAGAGGCATATAACTATGTTGTTCAATATGAGAAAATAGTAAGACATTATCTCATGAAGAGATTGGAGCCAAAATATTCATGGTGGGAAAGAATCAATGACTCATATAGATTGACACATGATTCTGAAAAAAACAGAGGGGATCTATTGAATATTGTCAGAAATGACATAAAAGAAAGCATAGAAGCAATAGATTATTATCGCGAAAAAATTTCTGGAACTTTCAATAGATTAACTGCAATAGATTAACTAATTAAAGTTTGGCCGTTTTGTGGCCGTTTCTTGGCCGCATGTTGGCCGGTCATTGGCCTAAAACGATGATAGTATGTAACTATGAAGGTGTGCGCAAAGTTGAGTAGCAGCGCATGGGTGGCAGCCCCATAAACATGCCAGGGTGGGGGCAGGGGATTGAATACAAAGGCAAGCGGCAGATGAGGAGCGAGATCTCGCATACACAAATTTTATGATCCTTGCTTCATCCTAAGCGATGTCATTCGTAATTATTTGGAGAAGGCCCTTCGGGGCCTTTTGTTATTTAACTCGAAACTCATGATGTGATTTCACATAGTAGGTACCGTTAATCTTAACAGCATCCTTGATGTGTCGCTCAATCTGGCTGCCATATTGAACGATAGATTCATCTTGCCAAACTATGACATTCAGACCCTGTAGGAAAGCGGTGTTGAAGTCAGCGGCTGTTGTAAGTGTGGACCCTGATTTCATAATCATCCCCCTTTATTACAAAATTCTCCAGTTTGGCAGGGCAATCCTTCTTGATGTCGAATTGAGTTATTTGGGAGGTGATCTGAATGAGGCTTGGACTGATACAAGATCAGATTAAACAAATCATCGATAATCATTTTGGTGAATCCGAATTATTATCTAAAGAACAGGTTGAAGTTGTGCTGATCGATGTTATTACACGGAATAATGAGCAGATATTGAGTGATCTACCTAGAGTGCTTGATGAGATTTCAAGACAGAAGAAACGTGTAAGTTTGAATTAAGCACCTCCGGTGCTTTTTTGATTTGGCTTAATGAGAGTTGCCACTTAAATAAGCTTTATATAGAAAAACTGCCTTACCGTAGATAAAAGCGGCAGGCAGTTTTTCTGTAGTATGTGTCGTTGATTCTTACCGCATCGTTGGCAATAGTGCCGTCTAGGTAACGGACAAGTACAGGTTTGTGTTCGGCCATAGCGGCGATGAGGTGGGCTTCAGATGTTAGTTCTTTGGCCATTGGGAATTAGTTAGTGAATTAACAAAGTGTTCTAGAGCAAATTGAGATTTGTGGAAAATCAAAAAGTACAGGGTTGCAACCAGTGCTAATATTGTTGACCCGAAGAATATAATTCTCATTGCTCGTCTGTTGCTCAGAAATCTAACTGTATTTATGCTAGTCACCTCCTAGGTAAATAGTTCCACACCATAAGAGGAAATCCTTTCCTTTTGTCGAAATGTAGGGTACCGACGAGAGGGAGGCGATGCAGTGAGTGATGAAAAGAAAGCTATTGAAGCAGTGCAGAGTTTTTTAAATGATGAAACTAAAAAAATACTTTTGGTAAGAGGATATGACTGTGACGCTAAAATACGGGTAATCCTGTCTTCTTTAAATAAAAAATTTGATAAAGGGATTATTAGAACGGTCTCTATGTCAAACATATCTAATTTTATTAATCGGGCATTTAACAAAAATATTCTACCTAATAGTATTAAATCAACAGCTAATTACGGTCTTGGGAGAATGACTGTTAATATAAACAGCTATGTCACTTCTACCAGATCTAATCCTAAAGGTAACGACAGCAGTTTCACTCTATTTTTTCCTGTTCAATTAGTGTTAGATGATTCTAAGCGGTATAATAATTTTTTAACCGAACTTAAAGAAACGAAATCAAGAAAAGTAATACTGATTACTACGAACGAGTGGAGTATAAGAGAATGGGATATAGAAAACCATGTAGACGAAGTGTATTTTTATAGCGTAGAAGATGACAATCCGCAACTCATGACGAATTTGAAAAATAATGGAGCAATCTAAAGCACTCTTAACGGGTGCTTTTTCTTTTGCCACAAAACAAACACAACAACAGGTGGAATTTATCAAACCAAATTAACTCAGGGGAGCCGCGGATGTTGTTCGTATAATAACAGACATTGTCCAATATTGGAAGATGATGTATGATTGTCGGGGAGGGGAGGAGCTAAAATAAAAAACAAAATTCAAAATCCATTGACTATAATAGCAATTTTTGCAGGAATTGCAGAAGTTGCTGGTACTGCTGTTTTATTAGGGCTTCCTATTGAATTACAGCGTATTTTTGTTTGGTTTGTCATGTTGTTCCCTGTAATTTTAGTGATACTTTTCTATCTAATTTTGATTTTCAAGACGAATGTCCTTTATGCGCCTGGGGATTTTAATGATGAACGTAATTATATGGAGTTACAAAGAAGTAAAACATTAAATGCGGCAACTCATATTATTGAAGAGATTAAGGGAGATAATGACTCAAAACAATCTGATATTGCTTCAGCGAAGAAAGAAGTATCAGTTTCTATTGATAAATTGGATGAGTTATCAGGAATGCTGTCTACTCTTAAAGAGAACTTCCACAATTCTGAAGAATCAGAGACTTACAAGTACATGCAAACAAGAAATTCAATGATTAACTTCATAAAGGATTCAGGTGACTTTGGCGTAAGGGTGAAGGATATTTCAGGAAGTATTTATCCTACGATGTCATTTCTTGAATTTAAGAGAATTCTATCGGAACTTGTAAATGATGGTATAGCCAGAGAAAGTCATGGACGGATTTACTATGTCCCCTTGAATAAGTAGGCACCTTCGGGTGCCTTTTCTTTTCCCACAAAACCAACTCAACACAAAGGGGGGCGTTAACAATCGACTCACCCCAATATGGTCCATGGCTGGTGACACATAAAGGAGAACATGATTGCCGACAGACATTACACACGGCAGCATGTCGGGGGGGCCAAAGCTTACCCGGTCGGCCAGCTTTATGTTGAGGACGGCTGCTGGTGACGCAATAAGGGTCACTAGGTACGGAATTCGCGATGATGGCCCGCGGGCCTCGGAGTGTACGATCTTTCGTAACGAATCAGAG